AAGATAGTCAACCACTATGAGTTCTGGTACTTGACCCCACACATCACATAGTTCTCCGTATGCACGTTCCATATCTGAAGCCGTTAAAGGCTGGTCAAACACAGCGAGATTGGGAAAATCTTCTTCTGCTGTTTGTCTTAGAAGTTTTATTGCTTCTTGGTCATCGGAAGCAACCCTTGCTTCTAATTCTCTTGCATCAATTTTGTGATGTATGCATGTCAACTTTGTTAAAACTAATTGTTTAGGCTCATCCGGAATAAACAGTGCAATATGTTTGTTTCTGTTTTTACGTAGAGCGTGTAGCAAGACAAGTGTTTTGCCACCATGAGCAAATCCAAGCATCATGGCTATTTCGCCAGGTGCTATACCTCGCAACTCTGAATCTATTTGCGTTATACCTAAATGGATTCTTTCTTGTGGTGACTGTGCCCATCTTACAAATGAGTCTGCAGCCTCTGAGAGTGGCGAATACATTCTGTACTCGGTTGGTGGAGCGACCTGTTGTCGCCCCACCGAATCCCAGCCTGCGGATATATCATCCACAGATAACCGCATTACTTACTCCGAGGCGGCCAATAAGCCTTCTCGGCATCAACTGCCTTGAACGAAGGACGCTTGGGGTTGTTAGCCAATCCATCACGATTGTCATACACCTTGGTTACACCATCACGCTTACACGCTTTGATGAGCCAATCAGGAATTGGACCGTGCTGTTTACCAATAATCTGAAGAGTTCCATCTGTTGCAGTCGTTGTCACCGTTGTAGTTGGGGTGAATATTTCTTCTGCATTGAATGCTTCTTTAACCATTTGGACAACTTTAGCATTTTGTTGTTCTGCTTGACTTGCTGATGGCTGACCATAAATTTCATCCATCATAATTTCAGTGATTGACGAAAACAGAACTGCAAATTCTGACAATCGTTCATCCACTTTTAATTGTTTTTCTGTTAGGTCTGCTGCAATCTTTGCACAGACTTGTGTGATAATTGCTCTATCTTTGTCCATTACGCCTCCTCAGCGTTGTTAGTTGACTCGTGAATAAACGAGCCTTTGCACATTGACCATACTGGACACCATCTCTTTGAACAGAGATAATGTTGGTCGTTTACAAGCCATCGTTCTGATGGCAAGTAAATCTTGCTAGTGAGAATACTATTGATTAACGCAGTCGTTTGTGCGATAACCCATTGAGCATGCTCCTTACGTCTTTTAATTGTAAGTATTTGTCCAGTGGAAGACCCATTACGAATCATTACACCAAACGAGAAATCAACAGGATAATCAACCAATCCAAGGTTGGCACCTGCTTCAGCATAAATTGCTGACTGAATGTTTTGCATTTGCTTTTCGCCCTCATAATACTTTCGGGCGGCAGTTTTCCAATCCCAAATACCAGTTGGATGAATATAATCCATTGTTCCTTCAAAGTACAATTCATATTCATATAGCGCATTCGCTATAGCACCAACTTTGGTCGAGAACTTATACTCAGTTTGTCCACCTTCCGGCACACTTGGCATGATGTCTTTAACCCAAGCATCAGCCATAGAACCAATATGTTTATCCCAATTTCTGGGTTCAGTATTAGTCACATTGATAGATTTGCCCTGCGACCACAAGTCTTGCTCTGCAGACCTGAAAGCATTAACAGAATACTCTGATATATCTTTGGGCTCAATAATTTTATTTAGTACTGCTTCAATACCACTATGACAGGCTGTACCCATCATTGCAGAATCATTTTCTTTACGTGCAGATGGATTTAACTCCATTAAACGTGCACGTTCTGGACACATTAAGGCATCATTTAGCCATGATTGTCGTACATATATACGGTCAACGGATGTACCGTTATCATTTTCTATTCTCATGTGTCTCTTTCTCTTGTTGCGCCAACCCCAAAGGGTTGGTCGCAGTGATATTGGACTATTAACAACCCCCCTGGTTCCCCCCAAACTATCACATGGATAGTGCAAGGTGGGGAGGGTTGAGGATTAATTTATTCTGTTTCTCGCCAAGGACCCCACCCGTTGTCATACCTGTTGTGGGCGTAGTTAAATATTGAAAGTGCACATCTTAAATTAATTGATGGGTCAATTAAGTCACGTTTTTTGTTTAATTTACAGAAGTCAACCCAGAAACCATTGATTTGCATCAAACCGAAACTACCTCCATTTGGGTCTGTTTTGTTTATTGCATAAAGATTGCATCTTGATTCCCGATACATTATTTTATCCAACATTTCTATTTGTGATTTAGCCCATCCCACAGATAGAATCATGTCCCAATATTCCGGACACTTTGCTTCATCTTTTGGAATTATCCTGTTGTAATGATTACTGCTTTGATATGGCGTGAATTCATTATTTGATGTTGGTGTGAATAATAATATTGTTAGCAATAAAGTCTTTAGCAAATTGTTCTCCGATGTTGGGGGGATATGTCAGTTGATGATTTCCTTTTGTTTTGGATTAATCATGTAGTACATCTTTTTTAAGCATGCGAGATTTATAAAATAAATCAAGCATTGCTTCCTTAAGGTCGCCTTTAGCGTTACCTTCATCAACAATAATTTCTGTTTCTCCTTTAAAACTCAATGCTGAATAGAGTTTGCCGTTATCACATAAAACTGTGATTTTTACTCGTCTTTTCTCTGAATGTAACGAAGGTGGCACATCTTCATCTGTTTCTAATGGTGCCGCCCATCCACATGTAACGACTGCGAACTTCGTATACGGCACTAGTCCTTCTGCTATTTTATCTTCAAACAATAAAGTGTACACATCTTTATTTTTGCCGATTGGTTTAATTAGTGGTGGTTCACCATTGAAAGTTTCAATAGCAAATATCATTGCTTCAGGTAATGCGAACTCATCATCAAATACTTTTTTTAATGAATCATTAATATCTCTGTCAATTTTTAATAGGTTATCAGCGTTGCTTTTCAATTCTTACTCCTTTTATTCGTGCTGTACCTCGGTCCAAACTAAGCCCACCCCATATACCGCATGAGCCAGTCTGTTCTCCGAATTTCAGACATTGTTTTTTGACTTGACATGTATTGCAAATTAATTTTGCTTTTTTGGTATTTCTTGTTTGTTCTTTTTTATCTCCAAATTCAGGAAACCACCATCTTGTAGGATGACCTATGCATGCTCCATATTGCATGAATATTGGTTTATAGATATTGAATGTTTTATTCATCATCTCCTCTGGAAACACGTTGCATAATAATTTTGATTGCCTTATCTGCTGCTTCCACAGAGATTGCTGCTAGATGTTCTTGCATTTTTAGTTCTAGCATGTCTGAGATTGTGGACGTAGATAGGTTTCTTGCTATGGCGTTATCCACCATTGATTTCATTCTGTTGTTATCTAATAGATTTCTTACAAAGTTGTCTGATTCAAATAAATCATTTCCAGAAATCATTTCATCAACAAGTTGTGAGTAATCAATATCAGATGCTACAGATTGTGCAATATCGCTATAGTCTAATGATTCCATTACCCAGTCACGGATTTTGCGACCGAAGTCCCTGTCTTCTTTTAGTGTTTCTGTTACAGAATCAATAATGTTTTCTTCTGAGGGAATTCTTCCTTCTACTTGTTTACTCACTTCATCAAAGATTGTCGTTTCCATTGATTGAGCAAACAAAGAAGGCATTGATGCAGCGTCAATAGATACATCAAATTCCATTGCTTGTGGGATTAATTTAATTGTTGTCATGTTTTTCTCCTTAGTAACTTACTATTGTTTGTTCTTCATCTAATGATTCATACAGTGCATCCCAGCAACCACAGTTGTCGGGAGAACCACAGTACAAACATTTTTTACATGCATTGCATTGTGTTAAGAATTCATTTATTCTTATTATTTCTGAAACGCCACATGCGTGACATTCAACAAGTTGCTCTTTTGTATTTATCGCTGTCATGAATGCATCCATTTTGTCGAAGCATTCATCTATTTCTTCTTGTATGTATGCTGCTTTTATCATTTCATTATCTGAAATTTCGTAATAATTTTCTTGTTTGATTGATGCGTAATTCCAATCATCATCCCAGCCACCACCATATATTCCACTACCTGAATACCCATGTGAATATCCACGTGAATAGTTTGTGGTTTGTGCATAAACAAATGAAGATTTTTCGTATGAATTGTTAGACCACCACATGTCTTTATCCCAGTGACCTAATTGTTCGTTGATTATGTACCAGTCATACATTGCATCATCATTGTTTGTCAGATAAACAAGTTTGTTGCCTTTAGCCCACTCCGACAATTGCTGGTGATATTTGTCATTGTCCAGGCTTGTGATGCCACCAATAGCCGGCATAATATCCTCTGCAAATACTTTTGTGTCTGAACGTTTATCACCCGTAGGTATTGCAACAGGTAGAATCCCATTGTGTGCAACAACAGAAGACTCATCATTACCCAACGTGAACGGATGACAGTTGTCAAGCGTTTCTGAACCATGTGTTGCCCACCTGAAGTGAAACAAAGCAGGACCAGAATACTTGTCACGCATTTCAAGAAACTTATCCATAGTTTCTTTGAAATTCATACCATGACCTTTGTGGATTTTTGTTTTATCTAAGATTGCGAAACCAAATCCGTCAGGATTGTTGAACGCAGCAATTTTGAAACGCTCTTCATCTGGTTTAACAGATTCTGGAAGGAAAGTTAATAGACACATGTTTTCTCCTATACCGATACTCTTGTTGTGATTCTTTCATCAAGAATCTTGTACTTATCTTGTTGTGTTTTAACCCATTTACTGAACTCACTAAAGCCCAAGGCATTCTTGCTCATAATTTCTTGTGTGCTAATCATTTCGGTGTAGTTGAATGCTGCATCACAGAACTGAAGTGCTGCTTGAACTGTTGTGGGCAACAGTGAAGGTCTGAAGAATCTAAGTTCAATTGTTTGAACATTCTTTAAATTGACAGCACAATAACGGTCATCATTTTCATGACCATCTTTAGCCATCTTCATAAAAGATGAACCCCTGACTGTTTTTCTGTGACCCCATCCGTCATATCCATTCAGGAATGCATCAATATCAAATTTGGCGTAGTGCGTTTGACGTCCAGCAAACTGAATCAACTGATTAGGATTTTTGTAAATAAATACCAGAAACTTAAACAAATGCTTTTCATTTGCAAAAGCCAACCTTGACATATGAATATGCAAGCCACAAGATTTTCTTTCCCATGACTTATATTTCATTTGAGACAACGTTGAAATTGCTTCCCAATTGAAATGATTCATAAAGAATTCCAATGTGCCCGGATGAGACACAATTTCGAAACCATAATCAATTGAGCCATCTTCTTTAAGATAAACAATCTGTTGTTCTTCATTTGCTTTAAGCAATACTCTTTCTGCACCTTCTTTCAAACTTCTATTAAGACATTCAACTTCCTGTTCAAAGCCCATATAAAGTTTGCTTCTTGGTGATTCATTGCCATATCTATCTTTAACAATTTCTTTACCTATTCTTTGGTAATAACTTGTTGCAGACCCATCATCGTTAAGAAAAGATGGTGTTGGTTTGTATGACCAAGATTTAATTAAACCATCAGCCCCAGTTCTTTCCCGATAACACTCGTCACAAAAAGTCTCATCATCTATTTCTTCTACATCACCGCTAAACAACCCACAATCACATGCTGCACAATAGCAATCATAATCTGGTAGGTCATCATCGTATTCGTTAGGCATTTCTTTCCTCCTTGTTGATTTTTGTTGACGGATGAATCATTTTTGTTAAAGAACGATTCTGTGCTTTAAGCCATCTTTTTTCTGCCTGTTTATCCATGTATCCAATAGTTAAAACAAAAACAATTGTTCCAACAAAAAAAGTTATTACATAAAAAATAATCAAACTTAACGCAGACATTAAAATTGTTCTCCTTCTCCAGTACGGATAATTCCTGCTTGTTCCCTAGTTTTAACTAAAAGATTTTCTAAATACTCAACTTGGCTTTGCAACTCATTACCAAGATTTATAGCCATGTTGTACGACTCAATTAAATACCAAGCAAAATCAAGCAACTCATCTTTTTTCATTGAATGCAACGCACTTTTACCAGTGTTATTAGGATGAACAATAAAACCTTTTTCTGTTAACCATTTCATTACGCCCCCTCAATAGCGATAATAGAATCATTGCCTAATGTTTTAATTGAATGATTTTTCCAAACAGCCCTACAAACAAAATCAAACAACAACAACCTTTCATTTTCATCCACAACAGGAATAGCAACCCGAATTGGGTCCCAATCATCAGTCCATTTTGTGTGCACAAGAATTTCTACACTGGCAGGATTAACACCAGCATCTTTATTAAAAACAATTTCAGTAATATTAGATTTCATTACGCCTCCCATTCAGGAAAAAAATCGTTATCCGAATTTTGAAAATACCAATCATTCAACTCATTACGCCAACGCAAAGGATGACGCAAACTAATAGACACAAAACTTAAACCATTAGGTTGCTGAATCATCCACTGATAAGCATCAGAATCAGAATCAAACGGACCATAAAATTGTTCAGGTGCTAAAGGTGCTGTTTGTAATTTTAAAATAATTTTTTCTGTATTTGTTTTCATAAACCCATCCGAAATCTTTTTTGCAGCCGAAATAGCAAAAGGGGGTCCGGCTCAAAACGAGCCAGACCCCCAAATGTGTTTTATTATGCGCTTAGAACCGTAAGCGACTTGATTGACTCAACCTCGGGTTCACGAACATCCAAACTGCCACCAATACGAACACGTTGAGTAGGACGTTTCTTCTCAACCATGTCACCCTCTGAGTTCTCCCAGTGAGTTTCAGGCTGACCAATTTGTTGAACCTGCTCAACCAACAACGTCATACCAGCACGAAGATTAACTTGGTCAACAACACTATTCGGAACCCAAATATGTGCAACATGACCCTTTTTGATAGTCACAGACCCATACTTCGTATCCATTTCATCATTAGGAAGAATAGTGACATTGGTGTTATTCGCACCCCTACCAGTAATACCCTGAACAATCATTTCAATCATTTTAATTACCTTTCATTAGTAGTTGATAACTTACATTTTTTCTTAATCTCATCTTGACCCGCAAACCTGCCGGGGCAAGTGAGATGATTATTCGTTTCTTTTATTAGGCACAAAAGCAAAAGACCAACGAGCATCACCATCAGACCACTCAGGGTCATACGCCCGTTTCAAGTCGTGAGACAAATCATCATCATGAACAAAATCATGAAAAAACTGATTGTCCTCATACCTGTCAGAATCCTCAGCCTTACGCCTAACACCAGACTCATACTCCCTACAAGCCAACTCAATCTCAAACAAACTCAACCCGTCCGAAGACAAACCCTGTTCAGAGAACGCTTTGTGGAAGTAGCGAGCCGTAGCAGGAAACAATTCTTCGTCCACAACAGGACGCTGTGAATTACCATAAACTCTCTTACCATAAGAAATCTTGGGTAGTTGAATCATTGTCTTAATGACCTTTCTGTTAGAGAGACTAGAACGGGGTGACAAACTTGCTCACCCCGTTCGGGTCTCGTATTCGTACTTACAACAAATCGTTTTTAGATGGTGTAATACCAGCATTAGCGTACAAAAGACGCACAATTTGTTCTTTCATATTCTCAACCAAATACTGGTAATCCAATATCGTCAAGTTCAACCTAGAAATTTCTAACTCAAGTTGTTCAACCAACTTATATTGTTCATAAGTTTCCATATTTTTACCTCCCCTCCCGACCCTGCGTATAAGCCAGAATCGCAACGATTGTGTGTGAAATAAGCAGCATCGTGAAGACACCAAAATAATTTGTAACCATCATAAAAACCTCCAACAGATAAGAGGCTCAATGTTTAACCTGCCAGAGCAATCGCAGGGTTTATGTAATTTAAAGTCCACCAATGGACTCACCTGTCAAAACAGGATAGAAGTTGGGTCCAAAACGAACTCAACAGCCTTAACCATGTCATCCCCGAACGACTCAAGGAAGCCAAAGCCAAACTTATTAACTATGTACTCAGCAGAAACACCAAACATCTCCTCAACCTGCTCATACAAACGGTCATCAACAGGCGACCAATCAATATCAACAACCTCAGAATTAGGAAACGCCTTAAGAATTGCATCAATATCTACACTCATAATTCCTCCAGATAGTTAGTAGTCAATGAAAGAAAAAGAGCAAATAGGTTCTAGCCCCTTTTCGCAATTAAAAAGGGGTGACGAACCGTCAAAACCACCACATCTCGCATAGGCGACACACAGTTCAGTAGTTAGCACACAGCAATGGGGACGCACCTGTTATTTGTACGGTGTATGTTGCGATTATCGTGGGGCACGGGTGTTTAGAGGCGAATGTGACTGGTATTTGTGTGATTGGACGCAGCAGCGAGCGAGCGTAGCGAGCGAGCATGGGGGGGATGGGTGGGGGTGGGGGTTACTAGAAGTAAGTACTGGTACAGCGTGTAGCCGTAGCGGTTTGTTCTAGATAGGGGGTGGGGGTCTTTTTTTAAGTACCGGCACCTATTTTTGACGTGCTATTTTTCCAGCCTTTTTTGCTGCTGCTGTGTTGGCTACAAATTGTTTGCCTTGTTTTGAGGCTGTGATTTTCTTTTTGTTTGTTGCCGTTTTTTGACTTGGCGATAGGTCTTTCCAAGCCTTTTCTGGTAGATATCGTGTCGTACCAGACTTTCTAATAGCAGGTTTTCCATCTGATGTTTTCCATTTTTCGTTAGTCCATTTGGATAGGTTTGATTGGGCTTTGGTTTTGGCTCCAGAATAGCCTCCGCCAGCCTTCTCATATTTTTGGGCTACAAGTTGGGCTTTACGGGCAGACCATTGTCCAGGTTTTCCCCCTTGGGTTCCTGCCATGACTTGGTTTTTAATCTTGTTCCTAAGTGTTGGCTTTGTGTAGCCCATTACGAACCTTTAACCCACTTCTGATTTTTTGGTTGGGCTGTTTTTGATGGAGACCATTTTACTTTGTTTGCCCAGTAGGCGGCACTCATTGGTCCTTTGGAAATGTTTTTGGCGTGGCGGGATTTAAAGGCTTCTCGTTGTCCTGCGGTTTGGTTGGTTTTGACACCTTGTTGACCAAAACGAATAGTTTTTATTTGACCAGCAGATTTAGCCACAACAATGTGGGATTTGGTTGGGTGTCCTGGGGTTGCTTTAGGTTTGTTGAAACCGGCTACTCCTGCCCGTGTGATTCGTGAGTCTTTTTTGCTTGTTGCCATTGTTGTCCCTTCTTGACCTGTGGAGGTAGCACACTCGCTGCCGCTTGGTGCGGCTGCTTCGGTGCATAGGTTTTCCTTCCCCCCCTATAGTCCCCCCCTTCCGTTACATCGTGTTCTGCCCCCACAGTTATGTAACAGTTCGTCCTTTTGGTAATGAAACAAAATGAGGAACTTACGCTTACTGCTCAACAGCAAGAGTATTTGAATTGGTTGTGTCTTGCCCCACAGGAGCGTGTGCCTAATTCCAAGAAGGCTTTTGCTGAGCAGATTGGTGTGGACATTACGACTCTTCGTAGGTGGCAAAAGAAAGATGTTTTTGTTGCGCAGTGGAAGACTGCGGTTGATGATATTCAGGGTTCTCCTGAGCGTACTCAACGTCTTTTGGACACGCTTTATAGTAAGGCTTTGGAGGGTGATACGAAGTCTGCACAGTTGTATTTACAGGCAACGAACCGTATGGCTCCGCCATCGGTAACGATTAGTTCTAATAAGAAGACGGTGGACTTAACGGATGCTGAGTTGGATTCGTTGATTGCCACTATCGCAGAACGTGAGAAGGCTAATCGTAATCATTTGAAGGCTGTCGTTTGATTTTGTTGACATGTCCTGATTGTGGTGAACAGTATCCTCCTCAGGTGACTAATTGGGTTTGTCCAACTTGTGGCGTAGATGATTACGAGAAGAAGATGGTGACGTTTGAATTGAGGGATTATGAAGACAACTAATGATGCAATGTTTGAAGAGTTGGTTGTTTTGTATCCTGATGCTGGAAAAACTTTGGGTGATTTGTTATATACACATTGGGCTATAACTGGTTTGGCTTATCGTGGTACTGCTGAGCGTGATTATTATGTAGCGCAGGGTGCTACTAGTTTTACTCTTGGTGATTTGGCTAATGAATTTTGGTCTGATGCAGATTTTGTTGTTTCTAACTTAGAGTTGGAAGATGGTAACGATTTGCTCTTAGAAGATGGAACCTCGTTTGCGTTAATGGAGATTGGTAATGGCTGATAAGAAAGTTACTGCACTTGATGCTTTGGCATCAGTTTCTGCAGATGATGTATTTTTAGTTGTTGACGACCCTGGTGGTACTCCAACTTCAAAGAAGGTAACTGCAGCCAATCTTGCTACGTACACAAGTACCGGTTTGGCTACCTCTGCAGCACCAACACTTTCTGGTGTTGTTACGCTTGCTGTTGGTGCAAGTCTTCAGGGTGCTAGTTCTACCCGTGTTGAGGTTCATGGTTTGCGTCTTCCGGCAACTCATACAATTGAGTTTGAGGGTGCCACAGATGATGCGTTTGAAACTGTGCTTACGGTTGTTGACCCTACCGCTGACCGTACTATCACACTTCCAAATGCAACAGGAACTGTTGCATTAACTAGTGATTTAAGTTCTTATGCAACCTTGGCTAGTCCAACATTGACAGGAACCCCATTAGCCCCAACTGCTACGGCAGGTACAAGCACAACACAGATTGCCACGACAGCGTTTGCTGACCCACAAGGGGACCAGTATGTTTTGGCTGCAGCAGTTTTTAACAGTTAGTCCTTTTAGGTAACGATTCAGGAGAACATATATGGCAACTTTTAGCAAAACAATTCTTAGCGGTTCAACCGATGGCAAGCAAATCAAGGTCGCCGCTACAGCGACTGCAGGTACGCTTATCCATACTGCTTCAACCACACCTGCAACCTTGCATGAGGTTTGGCTTTACGCAGTAAATACTTCTGCTTCAGATGTCAAGTTGACAATTGAATGGGGAGAAGCCACTGCCCCCGATGGCAACATTGAGTATACGGTTAAAGCCGAAAACGGTTTGTATTTGATAATTCCTGGTCTAATTTTGAAGGGTAATGCTACAGCGTTGACCATTAAGGCTTTTGCTGCAACAACGAACGTTATCTGTATCAGCGGGTACGTAAACGTAATTGCCTAAGGGGTACTGAGTGCCTTCGTTTTTAACCAACACTGCTGGTGGCAAATCTGTTGCCACCATGAAGGCTCCTAGGGGTCGGCGTGGTAACACTAATCAGGTTGCTTCTTATTGGTCTGGTGGTGGAGGAAACATAACCCCAACAGTGGAATACCTTGTTGTTGCTGGCGGTGGAGGTGGTCGTAGTTCGGGTTCAGGTGGTGCAGGTGGCGCTGGTGGTTACAGAACTAATACTGGCTTTGTAGTTGCTTCAGGAACACCAATTTCGGTTAGTGTTGGTGCAGGCGCAGGTCCAAACGGAACTGGCACTGGTTCAAGTTTTTCCAGTATTGATACTAACGGCGGTGGTTATGGTGGAGTTGTTTATGCAGGTGCTGGAGGTCCTGGTGGTTCTGGCGGTGGCGGTGGAAACAACGGCGGTGGTGCTCCAGGTGGCGCTGGAAACGTAGGTGGTTTTTCTCCCGTTGAAGGATATGCAGGTGCTACTTCTACCGACACTTATCCTGGTGGTGGCGGTGGTGCTGGAGGTGCTGGTGGTTATTATTATGGTGGTGGTGGTCGTTCATCAAGTATTACTGGCTCAAGTGTTACTTATTGTCGTGGTGGTTCTACCAACGGTTACGATACCAGTGGTTACACTCCGGGTTGCGGCGGTGAATCAGGTAATGTTGGTGGTCAGACAGGTCGTGTTAGTATTAGATATGCCGATTCTTATGATGCTGCCACAGCAACAACTGGTTCTCCAACAATAACTGTTGCTGGTGGATACCGTATTTACACTTGGAGTGGTGCGGGGAGTATTACTTTCTAATGGCTTCTTTTGCAAAAATTGAAAACGGTGTTGTTACTCAAATAATCAAGGTGTTGGATGTTGTTGTTGGTTCTGAATATCCAGCATCAGAACCTGTTGGTCAAGCATTTATTGCGTCTATTGGTTTTGATGGAGAATGGTTGCAAACATCTTTTGCTGCTGCTTTTAGAAAAAGAGAAGCACAAATAGGTGGAACATATGATGCGGAAAAAGATGAATTTGTTTATGCTCGTGACTACGATTCGTGGACTTTAGATGCAAATAATGATTGGCAACCACCAACCCCTATGCCAACATCTGAGGGTGACTGGCATTGGAAAGAGTCCGAACAGGCTTGGGTTGCACTTCCATCTCAATAGAAATTATTGTTTAAACAAGATAAGGTTACAATATGATAAAACATCTTGTGAACCCATTATCAACACAGCAAGCAAATCAATTAGAAGATTTGGTTTCTGGAAATATGTTTCCTTGGTTTTATTTTAGTAATACCCATTCTTTTGAAAAAACAAAACATATTAGTTATGGTTTTCAACATACAGTTATAGCGGATGGTCAAGACTACACTCAACTTGCAAGTCTTGTTAGGTTTGTAACATACTCTATTGCTAATGCTGCTGGCTTGAGTGCAGATGAAATTGTTCATGTTAGGTTTAATTTATTGCCTAAACAAAGTGTTGAAGTTCCTTTATTCTTTCATACAGATATTCCTAATGATTTTGCAAAAAATGATGTTTCTAAAAAACATTACTCTGCTTTGTACTACATAAATGATTCTGATGGATGTACCGTTTTTGAGAAAAGTAATAAAAGGATTGAGCCTATAAAAAACACTGCTGTTGTGTTTGATGGAAACTTGATGCATTCTGCTTCTTATCCTTTGGTTGCAACCGAAAGATTAGTTTTAAACATGAATTTTTTTAGCAATGCGTAATTCTCGTTGGTTAATATTTGCGCCAGTAGCAATACTTGCACTATTTGCACCATCTGCCAAAGCAGATGTTTTAGGGGATTGGACATATAGCCAATCACGTGATTGTGGTGGCTCGGTAGAAGTTGTAGATAACACTATTATTTTGCATGGTCCTGATAACGGGACACAGCAGTTTGGTTTATGTGGTGGTCAAGCCAACTGGGTAAAAATTGAGACAACTATTCCCGCTGGTGTAGATACAGTTGATTTTACTTGGGCATATCAAACCAATGATGGTTGGGTTTACGACCCACCACAGTATGGAATCAATGGCATATATACATTAATTACGCAACAAAACAATGTGACAGGAACTAAATCTGTGCCTGTTGTTGAAGGTGATATTTTTACTTTCCGTCAATACTCGATAGATACTTGTTGCCAACCAGGAAATCTAACCATTAGCAACTTGTCGTTGTGGCAGTTTACTGCAACAACATCTACCACTGTTCCGGATACAACTGTTCCAAATACGAGTATCCCATCGGATACGACTACAACCATTCAGGAGACAACCACAACATGGGCATCTACAACAACATTCACGACGTCAACGACGACCACTTCTACTATTGCACCCTCTACGACTGTGCCTGCAACAACCGTACCGATTACTACGATACCTCAAACAACTTCCACATTCCCAGTAGAGCCAACAATGCCAGACCCGCCAGCAACGGTTCCTCTGCCACAAATAGAGCCACCAGC